CCCGAATAAAAAGGTTTCGCCCAGGCACACGGGGGGAGCCCAGGATCGCGCGCGCTTTGCTTACCTCCACAAATTTTTCTGCCAAAACCATACCACCCTTCCGTCACCCTCACAACACCCACGGAGACCCCTCTATCTTCCACGGAGAGCAACGAAACACCCTCAAACCGACCTTTGATACCCCTTAATTACAGACCAACCACACAACGCATTCTAGAGGCATCCTAGAGACACTCCTCCCAAAGTCCTCCCAGACCCCGAAAGCCCCCTCTCCAGAACACCCTCCTCCCCTCCCCCGCCACGTCCACGGAGACCCCTCTATCTCGCACGGAGAGCAACGGTTCTCCTTTGAGCCGACCTTTCATACCTCTTAATTAAAGACCAACTACACCGTGGCTATAAAATTGTTACCTGGTCTTAAGACCTGGTCACAAAAACGCAAAAAAAAGGGGTTGACGCCCAAAGCCGTCTCATGTTACCGGCCTTGCCTGGCGTCTCCCCCTAGGTGGTGCGTATGTCCTCATACCTCTCGATATGATGGTCTGCCGGGTGCCTTATGGACTCAGCATGGATGTATATGTCTTCATACTGTTTGACTGTAGTCACCCTATTTACGATCTTCAATTAACCTTTAATCAAGACCTTCTTATAGTCTTTATAAAGACCTTTATAAAGACTTATATAGGGGTTAATGATGATCATGAAGAAGGATAACACTATGTACTCCACAGTCATCAAAAGACTCCTGTGTTCATCATAGTAATAGGTCTATAGTTTATCTATAGTTATCTTAAGATACACTATAGATATCTATATACTCTATATATACTATGTTTTCCTTCCCTCCCCCCTTGTAGTGGTCTCGAATTCAGATGGACGATGTCTCCATCAGGAAGGCCCTCATCCAAATGGTCTCTAAATCCACCGTCTTGTCATCAATTTCCCGTCCTGTTTACCTACAGCCATCCCAAGGAATCCTCTCCTCCCTCTTCCAAGGAACACAGCCATCTCCTCATGAAGCTCTTTCGTCCTCTTCTCCCGCTGCTTGGCGTCTGCATCCTGGGCCATCTGATCCTCCCAGTACGCCACAGCCATGGCGAGGACGTCCAGACGGTCGTCATGGGAGAGACATCCCTTGTCTCTGGTGATGTGGGACATCTGGTACATCATCTGGTATTTCAGCTGCTGCTCTATCCCATAGCATTTTGTGGTCTCGATGTCCCTCTCGATGACCTTTGGGTCGACTATGAGGCGGTGTTGGTTCATGACAGGCTCCAGGGTGTCTATGATCCGCTGTTCCTTCTGCCGTGAGTGACGGATGTTCTCGTAGGAGCAGGGGTAGGTCTTCTTGAGGTACGGTGCGAGGAGTTCGGAGAACATGCCTCCCCCGAAGTTTTCCTCGATGATGATGTAGTTGACCTTGTGCTTCTTGGCGATGTCGGCAAGTCTCTGGAGGGTGGCCGGTTCATATCCTCCCCGTATGCCTCCTGCGTCCGGAACGAAGAGGTATCCGTGGAGCATCTTGACCACAGCGTATCCTGTCTCGTCCTTGCCCTTTCCCGACGGGTCGATGGCGAGGACGGAGCCTGTGTATTCCGACCAATGGTCTTTGTCGAACCACATGGGACGGTGGTAGCGATCTCCGTTGAGGCCTACGCAGGGCAGCTGCTGGATGACGAGTTCGGGCGAGGAGGCCCAGACGATCTTCTCCGGTGCCTTGTCGGGCGGGACGGACATGATGATGAGGTCTGACAGCTTGAGAGGGTATCTGTCTGCGTCGGAGAGGCTTGTGTCAAGCATGAACTGCAGCTGGAAGCCTGACTTGCCGTAGGAGGCCTCACGTTCCAGGAGGTCGATGTCGCTGAACCTCTTGGGGTCTGTGGGTTTCCCGATGAGGGAGGGTGTTTTCTCCACGTGTTCGAGGAGGAAAGGGGCGATCCGCTCACCATAGACTGCAAGGTTCTTCTGATCCTTGATGTCGGGGTATCTGACGGGCCATATCCTGACTGAGTATCCCCGTTCGGGGAGGACGTTGTAGAGCGATTCGATGGACTGAGGGGTGCCGAGGTAGGTGATGGAACCCCCAGGCTTGAGGATGGACTCGAACTCCTTGACTGTCTCTCCGAGTTTCTCCCGTGCCTGTTGGGTCTGGGTGTTGTTCGGGACTTCCACGTCGTCGGCAATGATTTCGTCTGCACGGGTTCCCGTAAGTTGTCCGAAGATGCCGACGGACTTGACCGAAGGGGCGTGGTCAGCAAGAGCAGGAGCGACGTCGAAGGCGATTTTGGATTCCCTCTGGTCTGCACGGGGGGCGAGGCATTGGAGGACAGGCATTTCCTTGATGAGGCGCAGGGTGAAGGTCGAGAAGTCGTCCGACCGTGACTTGGATGCGGAGACCACAAGGAAGTTCAGCTGCGGATCCATGCGGAGCTTCCAGCATACGTATGCGCTGGTGATCCATGACTTGCCCACCCCACGGAAGCCCTCGATTATTTTCCTCTTGGGGCCGTACTGTAGGAAGGTGGCAATGTCATACTGGACAGGTGTGGGCTCCGGAAGGTTGAGGTGCTTCCAGACGAGCCACAGGAAGGCTCTGAAGTCCTTCAGTTTATCCGGCAGCGGAGGTATTTGTGATGTGTTTGCCAGGATGGGTGTCCTCCTTTGGTTGTGTTTTGCAAATTGCATGCACAAAAAGGGAGAGGCCCTGTGAGGCCTCTCCCTGGGGTGTGTCTACTCGAAGTCGGCTGGGACGAAGTCCGGAAGTTCCTTGCTCAGAATGACGAGGTCGTCGTTGTGGCTGACGGGGCAGTTGATGCCGTTGTCCTTGAGGAACTTGATGGCGTTGGATATGTCCGCAGCCGCCGCTTCTCCGGAGAGTATCCGCTCCTTGAGCACCCTGGCGACCACCGCATGGAGGTCGTTGAGTGCGTCTTCCGAGGCAGGGGGTCTATTCGCCATAGGTTTCCACCTTCTTTACCAGCTTGTCACGAAGGGCCTTGAGGATGTCGTTTGCCGAATAACCGGAAATGGCCACGACCACGTTGGTCATGCCGCTGGAGATGCTGAGTTCACATGTGATCTGGCTCATGATGTACCCAACGAAACCAGCGGTGAGGTTGCCGATGAGGAACCATCTCCATGAGAAGGGGTCTTTCTTCTTGCTGTTGAGTATCTGGACTGTCCCGCCGAACATGGCGAGGAGGATGGCAGGGAGGGATGTGTTGACGAAGGAGCACATGGTGTCGAAGAAGGTCCTTTCGTCCTGCATGGTTACCTCGCAATGGCGAATCCGAGGACTGCCATGCCTATCCCGATGAGGATGCCCTCGTTCCGTGCCCTTCGTGTCTCCAGCTTTATCTCTGCCTTCATCCTGACGGGGAGGAGTTCGATCTCCCGCTGGCTTGCGGCCAATTGGACGCTGACTGCCCTGATGGTGTCCTCCATTTTCTGGAGGTGTTCGTCCTGTGTGTCGATGGTGCTCTTCTGGATTTCCAGTTTTTCTGTAGTCTTCCGTGCGGTGTCGAGGCTCCCGCAGACCATGTCTTCCTCCAGCACAGTTCCTTTCGGGAGGAGTTTCCATTCTGCGCTACTCCCTGATGAGAGTATTGAGCCGGTCAACGATAGCCCGATCAGGAAGACTGCCAATGTCTTTCTTAATGTTTTCTGCACGGGTTGCGACCTCCTTCCTGACGGTCTCACGGGTGTTGGTCAGGGTTTCAAGCTGGCCCTTGACGCTTTCGAGTTCGTTCACCACGGTCTTCACGTCCACTCCCGCAGGGGAGAAGAGTGCCCAGAGAAGAAGTGCTCCTCCTCCGATGAAGAGGAAGAGCACTACGCCGAGGATTATTTTGTCAGTCCTGTTCATGGGCTAGTCCTTTACAACCACATCCAGCCAGCAGTCGTCTCCTCCTGACAGCAATACGTGAGGAGGAAGGAGTCAGCTTCTTTGGTGAAGTTGAAACCGTTGATGGGTGTGTCCACGGCTGTGGAAGGAGCGGCTGCGTGGGCATCGTTTGCTTCGACGGCCATGGCAGAGAAATCGATGAAAGGGACTCGCCGCCCTTGATGATTGTGTTCTGCATCCTGTCATTCCCTCTTAATAAGAGATAGCCTCCAACTCATCAGGCGACTCCGCCGCCTTGATGAGCGCCACCAGCTCGGCCTCCCTGTCAAAGCACCCCTGCACATGCGCACGGACAGCGTCGGCTATGGCGAGGATTTGCGGAGCGGTCAGCTTGACAAACCCGCCGACTCCCTTCCACCAACAGGTATAAGTGTTGTCCTGCATGGCCTTGAGCGCCACCCCCGTGATCAAAGCCTGACTCTCGCGGTCGGTCCTCACCGTGAAGCCGCTCACGTCAATCCCCGACGTCTCCGCCTCCCACCGCGCCGCCGCAATTTCCGCCCGCTTGCGCTCCCGTGCGTCCTGCAGCACGATTTCATCCGGGGCGTCGGAAATCACGACGTCCG